AAAAAAAAGGGAACTCACTGAGTTCCCTTTTTCGTTTCTACTGTTACATTTTCCATGCTTCTGATTTTGAGCCTTTCTGAAAACGTGCAAGCGGAAGAAACAAAACAAGTTCATAACTCTGTGCTGGAATGTCTACGAACTTTGATCTGACATGATCCATTCTGTAAGCGTGAACTGCGTGTTCAAAATACCTACTTTGTGCAAGTGTAGATATAACCTTCCATGAGAAATCCAACTTAGTCTTTTTATTAAACCGGTCATTAGTCTTAAACTTCAACAATGCCCTGAATGCAGCCATTCGCAATACAGGTTGAAGATAGTGAAAGTTCAATCCTAAAACAATCTCTGCACCATCTTTCGCTCTATATGCGTTAAAGGGTATTACCAGTGGGTATCTATCCCATAGTGGTAATGTATCTTTGTGCTTTGCATCGTACTCAAAAAAATACATTCGGCCTAGAGTCATTCCGCTTGAAAACAATTCTTGATCACGAAACATCCTAGCAGTTCTTACGCTACTAAAGTTCTTTGTAACACGTTTTCTAAACCAGTCCATACTCTTTTTAATGTTACGTCTTGACTTTGGGCCTTGGCTTTCAAAATACGATTTCTCAAGGTTTTGCAAAACCTTTAGATCAGTACCTGTTGTATTTTTATATTCTTTATTCTCTGCCATGATGTTCCTGTGGTGCGTTATAAATAACAGTATAGTCTAATTATCTATTTATGGTTTAAAATATGGCTTCGCTAAACGAATCAATAAAACATATAACAAAGCATGGTTTAGCTCGAACCAATAGGTTTAATGTTATCATAAGCTTGCCTGAAATTCTACAACAAAGTTTGAATTCTAAAAAGTCTGAGGATGATGAGGCTGGTAATTTTCTTCAACCTTTAATCGCTTCTGTTGGTATCAATTTGGTTAAGAGTTATCTGGGGTCTGGTACAGAAATTGTGCGTGGATTGGATATCATGTGTGAATCAGCACAATTTCCATCAAAGGCTTTGGCTGTGTCAGAAACCAAGTACAATTCTGATTATTTCAGTGCGGCTCATGACATCACATACACACCTGTTGAATTTACATTTGTTGTGTCAAGAGATTTTTTGGAAAAGAATATTATTGACAAGTGGATGAATATGATCATTGATCCTAACACACATGAAATTTCTTACTTTAATACGTATGTGTCGCCTAGTATTGAAATTCAACAACTAAACGAACTGGATCAAGTAACACACAAGGTTATTATTAAAGACGCTTTCCCTGTTGACATAAGCACGATGCAGCTTTCCAATGAAAGCAATGACGAGTATCACAAAATCAGTGTTACTTTTGCTTACAGAAAGTGGACAACTGCTGAGGTCACACAACCGTCTGGTGTGGGTTCTCTTGCACAGACACCGCTAGGCCCATTCACTACACCTATACTTTCTAATCCAGCGGTACAGCGCGGTATAGATTTTGTAGAGACTCAATTTTTGGGTGGTGCAAGTCTAGAGGGTGAAGCAGTGGATATATATAATATGGTTGATGATGTTGTGAAGAACACAACCGGTCAATCTACGAACAAATCAGCATCACTATTAAATGGCATTAAAGCCAACCTCGATTTAAACAATGTAATTAGCAGCGACCAAAAAGCTCAATTAATTGGTTTGATTGATGGAACACTGGACAAATTAGGATGAAAGTAAGATGGCATTACCTAAGATTAAACACCCGAAATACACACACCACTTGGTGGGTCTGAACAAAAAAGTTTCTTATCGCCCGTTCACAAACGCGGAACAAAAGATTCTGTTGCTGGCTAAACAAGAAGAAAAGAACACAAGTCGAATCCTTGAAGCTGTAATGCAGATTTTGCATAATTGTATTCTTGATGACATTGATATCGACAATCTTAGTTCGTTTGACATGGAAGATATATTCCTTAGAATTCGTGCCAAGTCTGTTGGTGAGATTATCAAGCCACGATTTAGCTACAAGTACACCGATGAAAAGGGTATTGAAAAAACAGATTTTGTTAATATCGAAATCAACATTGATGATATCAAAGTTGTGGTTGAAGAAAAAGTTGATGATAAAATAATTCTTGATAAAGAATCACAGCTTGGGGTTAAGCTTAGATATCCTACTTTGAAGATTATTCGTGAAATGAAAGACACCAATGACGACATTGAACTTATTTCAAAATGTATCGTGTGTGTGTTTGATGGAGAAAATGTGTACAACCGCGAAGATATTAGCGATGAAGAGATGATTGAGTTTGTTGATGATATTGATATGTTAAACATGAAAGCAATTAATAAATTCTTTTCAAGCATCCCGCGTATCGAACATAAGGTTGACGTTACACTTCCAAAGCTGGACAATAAGAAAGAAACCATTACGTTTAAAGGCATCAATGATTTTTTTATCTAATGGTTTGTCATGAGTCGGTTGAAAGCTATTATACAAACAACTTTAGTGTATTATTTCATCCAAACCACAACTTTAAAGTTTCTAACAATTTCACACTTGATGATCTTGAAAACATGTTACCTTATGAGAGAGAGATTTATCTTTCGATGGCACAAAATCTAATAAAAGAAATAGAGGCAGGGTAAAATGGCATCTCCCGCAAACAGTATAATAAAAGCACTTTCTCAAAAAACTCAGATGAAAAGAGCAATTGACTTGAGGGCTGCTGAGAATGACAATGACGTAAAAGCCATTATCAAAAAAATGGTTGAATCTGCCATTGTTGCTCAGACATCCAATAAACCAAGGCTGATGATGAGAAGCATTGAAGAGCTTAATCAGACTGTTAGGGATTTGGTAAATAGAAATATTAGTGTTAGCGAAAAAACCAAAAAGAACATGGTTAGAAAGCTGACAAATCTGAGCGACGATCTGACAAAAGAGCTTGAATCTGGTGGTGGTGCCTCTTCTGGTGGTGGGGGTGCAGGATTAGCAAACGTTCTTCCAAGCTTTGACAACATCACATCTGCTATTATGACTGCAAGCCCAATTCTTGGATATGGTGCTAGATTATTACAAACTGTTGGTGAAGGCGCAAGTAATCATAACGCAAGAAATGCTCGACGTTCACAACAAGAGCGTGATGGGCAAATAAGAGCAAATGATATTCTAGATGATGATGAAGATACTGTTTCTGGTGGCGGTGGTTCTGTTAGTGATTCTGAAAAATACTTAGAAAGTATATTAGATCAGCTTGTCACTCTTAATTCGATTTGGGGAGATGGAACAACTGAAACAAACAGAAAGTTGTCAGAACTTGTTAGAGTTGAAGAAGAGGTTAAAGAAGAGCAAAGACTTCTAAGAGAGCAAAACGAGTACGATAATATAGAAGCACAAAGACGACAAGATGCTGGTGGAGAAAGAGGTGGATCACCTTCACCAACAGGCGACCCAGAATCAGATTCCATGCTGAATAGTATTCTTGGCGGTGGTATGGGTGGCGCTATCATGGCGGCTGTAACGGGCATAGCTGGCTTTTTCGGCCCTATCCTTGCTGCCAGTAGCACTATTGCTGGACTCGCTGCTAAGGTAGCTATAATCCCTGCTGTGATCTATGCAATTTATGAGTTTATTGAGGGTTTCTTTAACGCTGGTGAGATTTTAGGGCTTGGTGAGAGTGAGGTAACAATAAGCGACAGAATTGCAGCGGGTATAGGTTCTGTTGTCGATGGATTTTTGAGTATGATTAATTCCATTGTGTCTACAGTGATGGGTTGGTTTGGTATGGATATTGATTTCATGCCAGAGAATTCAAAACAAATAATTTCCAACAGTATAAAAGGAATGTTTGATTTCTATAAAGGTATATTCAATGATGTGTTGTCATTGTTTGGCTTTGGCCCAGATCAAGAACAGTCTTTGTTAGATGGTGTAAAAGGAATTGCAAAAAGTGTTCTGAGTATTCCTTTGGCTTTGTTTAATATGGTGACTGGATTTTTTGGGATTGATGCAATTACGTTTGAAGATATTGGAAATAAAGTTACGGAAGGAATTAATACAGTAATTTCAAAAGTTACTGGATTTGTTTCTAGTATATTTGATTCCATTGTTAAATTCTTTACAGATAATATACCATCTTTTGAAGGTGCGGGTGAATTTCTATCTTCTATAGGTGATAGTCTTGACTCTTTTGTTGGTGGTATAAAAGATTTTGCTGGTGATACGGTTAAAAGCGGATTTAATTCTGTTAAATCGTTTCTTGGTTTTGGTGATGATGAGGAAGAAAAAGAAGTTGAAGATGAGTTTAAAAGACGAAAACAAAAAATATTTAAAGAAGGGATATATAGCGATTCAGGAAGCACTAAAACTGCTGAAACTTTCAGCATGACAAATAGAGGAATGAATTCTACAAAACAAAAACAACAACAATCATCTGCGGCTATCGTAAACGCGCCTTCTAGTACAAATGTTAGTAACACAATAGTAGAAGGCGGTGGCGGGAATACAGCTAACCCCGATATTAAGTTCCGAGCGAATAGCTCGGGGGCTTATATAGGGGCGTATAGCCAGTAAAGGAAAGAGAGGGGGCTTAACGCCCCTTCTGATCTTTCAATTCTTTGATTTCATGATTATAGAATTCTTCCTCGAACTGAGTATGATACCCACGTTTAATAATAAATTCCATGAGAAGTGTTAGATGCACAGCCCCTGTGTAATCATCTGCGTTTTCAAGACTTGGTAGGTCAATATTCATACCCACTTGATCATCTTTCACATCTTCAAATACAACTGAACATTTTGACATAATCTTTTAATCCTCGTTAATAACTTCCAGTGTGTGAACAAAAGCTTCTTTCTGTTCAACGATTCTATCATAACTATCCGCTTGTGTCTTGTCGTTTCTGAACTTAACCAAGCGTGGTAGAAACAAACTCATCGTATCAGGTTTGGTTTCACTTGCAATGATGTCATTAGATTTAATTTCACCAATTTTTCCCAGATACATTTCTTGATTTTCCCAGATTGATTTTCTGAGTTCGTCAGTTAGTCCAGTACCCACATTAACCACAAGCTTACCATCTAAACTTTCACAAATCAACGAACCGAGAACTTCATCCCATTCCCCTAACGTTTTCCCTTGGTTGAATCCTGTAATGATAAGATCACATGTAAACTCTGTTTTAATCTTCACAAAATCGTTACTGGTTCCATCTTTCCATTTAGCACTCTGGTTTTTAACAAGAGTCCCTTCAAGACCATCTTTAATATTTTCCATGAAATGTTCAATAACTTCATCAACACTATTCACAATACGGGAGTCGATAGGCTTAACTTGGTCTGTGTACTCTCTCAGATCATCTACAATAGCTTTTAGCCTCTCAAACCTATCGACGTAGGGGGTGTTACAAATACCCTCTTTAAAGTCTTTGTATGGAACCACATCCCACAGTACGTGAAGCAGCCTTTCAGGGTCAACTTCACTAGAATTCAGATATCCGTTTCCTTTTTGACGAGGCATTAACTTTTGTCGCGCTGGTGTTTCATAAACAAGAATTTCCCCCATAAGAACACAACTATAAGGCAAGTCTAAATTAGAAATTGCTAAAAGCATGTCATGAGAAATGTGGTGATTATTAATAGCACCACTACGCGAACGAACTTCAAATGTTTCAGATTCTGGATGAATGATGATATCTTCGTACTCACCATCTTCCTTTGTCTGTGAAATGCAAGGGAATTGAATTTTCTTCAAGTTCTTTTCGCTAAAAGAAGATGCCCGCATATAGGGATGAACATAGATTAGATCAGGCCAGACCTTGTTGATTGTCTTTGCAGACGCACCACATTTAAGATCACGATCAATAACACATTTAAAGACATACCCATCATTCTTAGATAAACTATTAAATGTTTCTTGTATTAGTTCATGTGCGGCATTACCAGTCACATCACGCTCACTAATTTGAAACTCCAAAACGTCAAGAGCTTCGGATAAAGATAATTCTTTTTTATCTCCAAAGAGATCTCCAAAGAGATTACCAACCGACACAGGTTCGCTTGGTAGGTAAACATCCTTAACCCCAAATGTGATTGATGGGTCATATGTTAACCAAGCAACAAGTTTGAACAGGTTTTCTTCGGGAGTGTCTTTTATGGCTTCGAGTATAGCAGCTTTTTCAGTTCGCTTGGTTGTGGCTTGCAGTTTGTTGATGATTTGACAGACTTCCATTGCATTTCCTTTATTGTGTGAATATCAATATATTGTATCACGATTTAAAAAGGATGTGCAAAAAGAATAACATATTTGTGCGGAATGTACCTTTATATGCACTTTTCAGAGGTTTCTTCCAAAAAGTGCGTATATTGGGCTTAAACTTCTTCTTCTGCTAACAAGAACGCTTTGCAGATTCCAGATCGTACAATGTCATTTGGTGTGTATCGTACAATGTCAACAGACGATGACGCCATCTTATCAATAACTTTCATAAACTGTTCTAGTCCAGATACGTCAGTTTTTTTATGTAAGTCATTCTGTTTTGTGTCGCCACAGAAAATAATCTTTGAACGAATACCAACACGAGTGATAAGTGTTGACAATTCAAGATAGGTCATGGACTGACATTCATCGACAATCATGATTGTATCATTAAAGGTGGTGCCTCGCAAGAATGATGTGTTATGAAAATCAATATAACCAGAAGCTTTTAAGTTATCATAGTTATTGGTTTTGAATTTCATGGCCTCATCACACAATGCTTTGTATGGAGCTTCATACGCCTGATCTTTTTCAGCTTGATCACCCGGTAAAAAACCAATATCCCTACCTTGAACGGCGCTACGGAATATTGCAATATTATCATATGGTGTTGCACTATTAAAAACATCTGCTAACGCACAGTACATTGCTGTAAAAGATTTACCAGTACCTGCACTTCCTAGTTGCAGAATAATGTCTGTATCTCTGAAATGGCTATCCATGTATTGCTGTTGCGGATAGGTTGGATTATCAGGGAATGCGGCAAGATCATGTTGTGTTAGTTTTTTACCAGCATAGGTCTTATGCGCCTCTGGTGAACTACCTTCTACGATCTTTAATCTTCTCGGCTTTTTGCTCATTGCTATTAGCACCTTGTTGTTTAAATATTTTTTTTTAATGCTGAGTCATAACAAAAAAGCTCAGACCACTTTTGATAAGCGGAATGAGCTTTTGGGGGAATCTAGGAATTTTCTTGAAATGAAATGGTTTGCATTTATTGCTCCCATGGTTCAATTCTATTTATAACGCTAACGAATCTGATCCGTGATATTTCTTTGTGCTGAACTTCCCTCTGGCAAAGCTTTGCTAATGTCCTTTAATCTGTCATTGAAATTGAGCGTAGTGTTCATTGTACCTTGATAGCTTATATTAGTGGTTTGGACTTGTATATACAGAGAAAAAGACCCACACGATTTACAGGGTGATTCACAGGGTTTGTTCCGCGCTTCCACAGGAAGTGTTTCTTCTTTGGTAATCTGACAATTTCTACACTTGTAAACGTAACTTGGCATTGATTATATTCCTGAGATTATTGACTTTAATTTACCCTCTAAACTATATAGTTCGGCTCTGGGTATATCAATTGTGGTTTTCCAAGATTTACCGTCATCATATCTGTTAATGGTGTAAAGAAAATTAAACATAACCTCTTGCATTTCTTTTCTGAATTGACCATAGACTTCTTGATCATGATAATAGAGATGTTTTTTCTTTATCTCATCATCCAATATACAATCATTGAACATTTGTTCTAATGCGCTGATGCTAACAGTGGTGTTACATGGATTAAATTTAACATAAGAATGATAATCAATAGTATCACTATGTCTGGTCTTCCTGAATTCAATCATAGACATATCTAGTCTAGGCAACTTTTGCATCAAATGATACCTTTTGCATAATGGGTGCGTAATGACGAACAATGTCATGTGCTGATTTATTGAATTGGAAATCTGGGAACACTTGAAGATTTTCACTCACACCAGACTTCATAACTCGGGCAGTTTTGATTTCACCATAAGCCAATTCAACAACAACCATTTTCCTTGACCTGTCTTCACCTTTTGTTGAAAATAACACGTTTTCTTTATCGTACTGAGCAACGTATTCAATACCATCAACATTAATAAAAGATACTTTCACTTAATTACTTTCCTTTTGTATGTATAGATTATAGAGATTTATGTACATATTAGGGTCTGTATGTATAGATTCTGGAACTTTATATACACACAGACACCAACACAAAATTATTTATTCAACAACAGCACCCGCCTCTTCAATTTCATTTTTAAGAGTTTCTGCACCAGCAACAATTCGATCATGAAGTTCTTCTGATGTCAAGTACATATCCTTACCATTTAGAATATTTTTAACTTCTTTTTTGGTAAAGTATGGGACATATAGTTCCATGCAAATTTTTCTGATCAATCCGCTTGTAGCTTCTGCGGCTTTCAAATTTTCTGAAAATTTGCCACCAATAATAGTGGAACCGTCATGGAACATAGCATGAGCAAAAGGATACACCACAAAAGAGCTTCCTGCAAAGAAGATAAGAGTTCCTGCACTAGCAATTTGTCCATCTGCGTGACAAATGATTTGTGCGTTTGATCTAAGCATTGCATGAACAATGGAAATAGTAGATTCAAGAGAACCACCACCTGTGTTGATATAAAGATTAATTACATCCTGTTCTTCTGCTAAATCCATTACTGTGATCATATCAACGTATGATCCAATATCAGAAACGATTTCTCCATAAACATAAAAGTTATGAATAGCTCCAGATGGATAAGCTCTGTGTTCTACTGGGTTTGTAACGCTGTTAACCATTACTGATTCTACCTTTCTCATACCTTGCCGCACCACTTTCCATTTTTGATTGTAATGATAGTTCTTTTGCTATTTGGGTACGTTATAATAGATGATTGTGACCAACTTGAACCCCCTGTATTATATCCGAGGTCTAATTTAGCCATTACACCGGCATAATACACCCCATCTTTGATTGTTGCTGTGTGAGTGTGTCCTA